ACACGAGGCAGTAGCAGCGTACCCCACGATTGGGCCCATTTCTGGAAAACATGCCCGGATACGGCTATCCATAAAACCCGTGTTTCGAGGGCGAATATCAAATAATTCAATGACGTTGCAGATCGTCGGGGTGTCAAACCGACACAATTTCGACAATATTTCAGGGGTGAGTTTATTCATTTAAATCTCCAGTTTGGTATAACCACGTCCTATGTTCTACGGCCAGTAACGTGGTTATACCATTTTGCTGACCGGAGATTATGTCAGGACATCCTCTTCGACTGTATCCCTTTGGTTGGTCGCAATCAAAGCAGCCGCATCTGGGTCTTTCGCGATTAATTCTCCGAGAAGATATTCTAAGTATAAATTATACATTGCTACAAGGCGAGCTCTGCATACCTGTGAAAGATCCTGGTAGTTTGGACTACCCCCACTATTTTGTGTGTATATCGCCGTAGCTTTTTTCGGTTGCTCACACAATAAATATATTTCTTCCATTCTCTCCTCTACTTCAAACAATAATATCGCACCTCAATATTATAGCATCTATGATACAGTTTAACGTACTCGTTACACTTACAGAAATGAAAAGCCCCCTGAACAATCAGGGGGCTTTTTCATTCAATCGTCTTCTATTTCTAAAAGGGTCAGGCGCTTCAGGTTCACCGCGATGCACGCAGCTTGTAAACGACAACAATTCAATCTTAGAGAAACAGTAAGGGGGCAAATCTCGCCCGTCAATTCACAACGATGGATTTCGATCTTCGCAAGCCCTAGCATCATTTCGTGAGATAAAGCGAGGAACTGTTCATTGGTTTTCCCATCGATTGTTTCATCGACTTGCGTTAGAAACACTTCCTTGTACATTGGCTTCGGCTTGTTCCCTTCGGATACGGATTTTATACGCGGCGTACTCTGTAATATCTCTAAAATCGGTCAAGGATAGAGTACCCGCGGATAAAGCTTTGGCTGCATCCTTGAACGTTTGTTCTAGTTCAGGAGCGGCCTCCAGCACAAGCTGTAATGCTTGCAGAACTTCATTTCTCTCGTATTCCTCCGGGTTAGCTTCTTCCACAATGGTTGAGAGCGGTACGTTCAACCACTTGGCGATCAAGAGCGCCGTCCCGACATCCAAATTCCGGGTTCCATCTTTCGCGGCGTGCAGGGTCGTATGTGAGATACCAATTTCCTTCGCCGCTTCCCGGACCGATAAACCTCTTCGTAACAACTCGTTTTCGAGTATCTCACGAAACATGCTCATGGCCGTCTCCTATGCGTCTTATTAAATTTTAAGTAGATGATGTTGTTCCCCTGTTGCGGGGAACGTGCCTGATTGTTGGGGCTGGGTTTTCGATTAAAACCTTCAATATTGTATCATCTCCGTGACATAATTCAAGAGAAGTGACAATAATTCCTACCTTACAACTCCGTATAGCGGCCTATCGGCGTTAATTGTTGTATTATTGTAACGCAGGTGATACAATTCAATCCTGCTTCACTACCGCTCTATAACCCCGACGAGGTCGTATGGCTAACCAATTACCCTTGAACGGCCAGCGCTACACTAGGCCGCTGGCGAAGTGTGTCGATTTACAGCGTATCCGCGATTGGATACCCGAGGAAGCCCGCCGCCGGATAGAAATTACATCGGCCTGGAAGATCATCAAAAACCATTACTGCGCGGCGCTCGTTGGGCGGGGCGTTTGCCCCATCGAGTGCGGGAGCTGCCGCGAAACGCTTGTCGGCATGTTCGGCTTTGAGGCAGATGTCCGCAATCCCGAGGCGACCTTAACCTGGAGAGCCAAAGACCGGAGCGCGCAGCGGATCGAGGAGCTGATCGCGGCGCAGAAGCAGGAAGAACGGGCGGAGTTTCCATCGCTGGAAACTGACCCCGACCCGCTGGCTTCGCTCTTCCCGAAGAAGAAAGCCGACAATCTCTTTTTGGAAATGGACGCTGATTATCTATGAAAGCTCGCCCTCGCGCCGTTGAGAACCGGGTCGCTGACGCGCTGAACGAACACTTCAAGGCGCTGGATGTCTCCCAGGTCGAACGCATCCCCGTTCTAGGACGGACGGGCCCGGACATCAGCCTGAACGAGCTCCGCCTCGTTGTCGATGTGAAATCCCGCAAGGAAGTACCGAAGGCTATTTTCTTCCCGCTGATCGGGCCGTTCACCTTTGACGGCCTGGTCGCCGTGCGCCTGTGCAACCTGCCGACCCTCTGGGATCGCAACTGGAGCCCGGCGCTCCTGGGCTACTCGTCCAAGATGATTACCGATTATCTGGAGCACATGGACGAGTGGACACAGGCGCACGCGAAGGACGGTGTTTCGTGCGTGATCTTGCATCGCCCGGAAATGCCTATCGGCAGCAGTGTCGTAGTTATTCACTCTACAAGTCGAAGGAGACTTTTTGACTATGCCGAACGATACGCAATTGACCATCCGCGTTAGTGAGAACGCGGCCCTATCCAATGCCCTGCTCAACCTCGAAGGTTCCTTAGAGGCGGCGGCACGGCAGAACCTCAACGCCGTCCTCGAACAGGCCGGGCAATCGCTGGACACGTACACCGGGACGGAACAGCTCGCGATGGTGGCGACGGAAAAGCTCCGCTTGATCAACGGGATGGATCTCGCGGCGATCATGCTCCGCGGGAAGCTGATCACCCAGATCGAAACCCAGGCACTCCACACCGTCCACCCGAACCACTACGACACGCTGGAAGCGCTGGCCGAAGACCAGGGCATCTCCCTTTCGGAGCTGTCGGACATCCGCATGATGACGCAGGTCGTTTTTCCGTACCTGGAGAGCACGCTGGGTATCCCGGTGGCGCAGGTCTGGGAAACCATCGGCAAGACCAAGTTCCGCACGCTCGTTCCCGTTCTCCGCGCCATCATTACCGGGGAAGAGCCCGGGCGGGGTTCAGCTCGCGACAATTACAACCGCATCCTCGACGAGACAGCGGCTTCATTGACCGCGCAGAACGGCGGGGTTCAGCAACCGGATGAAGTCATCCGCCGCCAGGCTGTCGAGGATCTGCTTGTCGCCGGCCAGCAGATGACCACCCGCCAGATGCAGGAGCACATCCGCGATGGGGCTGTCACCCCGGCGCTCACCCCGACGATCATCGTCGCCCCGGATGGCCGGAAGTACATGATCGCCCCGGTCGATGACGATCAGCTCCTCGTCGTGCGCCGGAAGATGGGCGCTCACATGGCCGACCCGGACACGGTCAGCTTACCACAGGATCAGCGCCGCCGCCAAACGGAGGCGTTCCGTCACCCGATCATCCGGGACTTCTCCCGCCTGATTGAAGGGTAATTTGCCAGGGAGGGCCTTCGCATTTTGCCGATAGGCTCCTCCCTGGTTTCATTCTTATTTCACGAGGTAAATATGGCAACCGTACTCAAGACACAGTCACGCACGATCATCCTGGAGAACGTCACCCACATCCAGGTACACCCTGACGCGACCCTGCTCTTCCCGGCTGGGTTCTATACCATCCGGCTTGTCGGTGAGGATGCCGTGAAAGCGGTCGAGCTGGCGAAGGTCGCCGGGTTTGTTGGGGATGACGACCTGTTCGTCAACCCCGCCCGCCTGGTCGTCGCCGAAGCAGAAGCGGCCACTGCCCGCCTGATGCTCGACGGACAGGCCAAGCAGTTGATCGTGCCCGTCCAGTTCCTCGCGCACCTGGAGCCGACCCCCGCTCCTGCTTCTGTTTCCATCGCTGGAAAGCGCGGATCAGTAGATCCGTCTTCTAAGAAAAAGAGCGCGGAATGATAGCTGACCGGGACGCGGCGGCATCGAGAGATGCCGAACTCAATTGGGAATGGTCAGTAATCGCCACGGCGATTGTCGATCCTTCCTCTCTGGAAGCGGCGGAGGAGCTGCTCCCATCCGACTTTACGGGGGTCAACCAGATTGTATGGGCGGAAATTCTCAACCTGCGAACCCGGAACGCGGTCGACCTTCGTTCTCTGGGAAACGCGCTGGAGAACTGCCCGGATTGGGAGCGCGTCTCACCCGAAGAGAGCCCCGCGGATTTCCTGGCGCAAGCCTTAGTTTTCCGGGGCTCTAACATGGAAGCCTATGTATCGGCGGTGCTGGATCGCTCGACCCGCCGCACCTTGAAGCGCTACGCGGCGCTGATTGCACAGGAGGCGGAGGATACCGGACGGCCCATAGAGGAAGTCCTCGACCACGCCGAAAATAAAATCCTCTCCCTGCGCCGGAACCACGGCGCGAACGATCTCTCGATGGCCGACATTATGGCGATCTTCGCGCCTCGCTTTGAGGGCATGATCGAGGGAACCATCCGACCCTGCTGGGAGCCGGAAGTGCAGGGCATCCGCGACATCGTGGATTACCTGGAGGAAACCGACTTCATGGTCAACGCGGCCCGCCCAGGAGAGGGCAAGTCAAGTTGGATGCGCTACGAGTTTTTTATGGCGGCGAAGAAATACAATCGCTCCGTTGGCATCCTCAATTACGAGAACGACCCGCTCGAATACGCCCGCTACTTCCTGGCAATCGAGACGGGCATCGACAGCCTGAAGATCCGCAAGCCGACCCGCCTCTCCCCCGAGGAGAAAGTCCGCATCCGGGAGGCCGTCCAGCTTCTTGCCAGGCTCCCGATCCGAGTTGTCACCACCGACCGGAACGTTAACGCGGCGATTGCGAAGGCGCGGAAGATGGTTTCTCAGGATCATATCACCCTGCTGGGGCTGGACTATATCCAGCTCCTCAACAACGGGATCGAGAACCGGGTCAACGACCTGACCCTCACCACCGGGCGGCTTCGCCAGTTCGCTCTGGATTTCCACGTCCCGGTCATCGCCAACGCCCAGCTCTCCCGCGACATCGAGCGCCGGGGCCAGGACAGCGAGCCGCGCCTGGATGACCTTCGCGAGAGCGGATCAATTGAGCAGGACGCGACCATCGTCATGTTCCCGCGCCCGGTACGCAACCCGTCAATCGCGCAGATGGAGCAGTTCCCGGAGAACTTCGACGAACGCGGCCAGCTCATGAACTCCCGCCCGCGGGCGATCCCGGTCAACTTTCACATCTTGAAGAACCGGAATGGAACCATCGGTGTGACTGATCCGGTGAAGTGGTGCAAGCACCTGGACACTTATCAGACCCTCATGCGCGGGAGCATCCCTAGATGAAGTTATTCCTGGACAACATTCCTATGGGGGATGTTCCGGGGCCGCAGACGAAACCGGGGGAGTTCTTCCCCCGGCTCGTCGGCTTCGTCGTTCGCTCCGCGAACGCAGTTTCCTGCGATGGAAACTATTGGATCGACGTAGAACCGATCTATGTCCCGCTCCTGCGGATCTCGCGGCGAGCCGGGCAGGTCTTGATCGAGATCAACAGCAAAGAGCGCCCGCTGGCGTACATCACGCTCCAGTCGCGTAAGCCTTATGTACATCTTTTCCGGTTCGATTGGAACTCGCTCGAAGGCGAGTGAACCGGGAAGGGCCTATCGGCAAAAGTTTTTATATCCCAAAAATCGAAGGAGATTTTTTATGCCAACTGAATTGTTCCGCTTCACGATTGAAGAGCGCAACGGCGAGCGCGAGACAGAGCACGAGTGCTATGTCAAGGCGAACGGCCTCGAACAGGCCACGACCGCGGCGGTCGAGTACACCAAAGACTTCTACGGCCCCTCCGTCCAGGAGAAGGACGAAGACGGCAGCCTGTACTGGCGCACTCCGGGCGGCGAGCTTGAATGGCGCGTCGGCTCGATCACACCGATTGCGTGCATCACGATCACGCCGATCAACGCTCCGGTGATTTACCTGCCACTGCCGGAAACGGCGGTGGTGGCTGACTAGCGAGGAATAAGGGGGAGCTCCGGGAAAGGGTTCCCCCTTTCCTTTTCCCGGAGGCCCCTATGGATGTCACTGCCCTGTTATGCGCCGGGTTGGTCTGGTTGATCACCGTTGTAATCCTGGCTGTAATTGTTTACTACCTGCATTTTGGAAGGAAGCGCCAATGAAAATTATCTGCTCCGTTGGTTTCGGCGAGATGGAACACGAGGCTTGCCTCAAGTGCGCCGCCTCGCACGACCGCCCGCCCTGCGGGTTTGATTACGCCCTGCTCAAAGCCATCTACGGATCGAGCGAGAAGAGCGAGCGGGCGAACGAAGTCCACGTTACCGACCTGACCGGGTGCGCTCGTAAGGCGTACCTGGACAAGCGCGAACCCTCTCCCGAGCGACCCCACGAGATGCTCGTGCGCTGGCTGGGATCGGGCTTTCATGGCATGGTCGAGGATCAGGACGAGCTCTTCGACAGCGAGCTGAAGGTCGCCCATGATGGCATCGTCGGGCGCTCTGACATCGTCTACAAAGACGGTCGCCTGGTTGACCTCAAATTCACACGCTGGATGTATATCGACAAGCTCCCCTACGGCTCCCATTCGCTCCAGGTCAATATCTACGCCTGGATGCTCCGCCAGATGGGGCGCAAGATCGACCGCCTCCAGATCCAGTACATTGACGCTTCCGGCCCAACCAAGTGCCGCAAGTGCCGGCTCCCCGTCCGTATGGTCGGGGGTGAACTGGCTTGCCCGAAATGCCTATCGGCCCCAAAGGGAGCGCACTTAGGCGTTTACCTCGTCGACATCCCGGTTCTGACCGACGAGGAAGTCCTGTACCACATCCAGGGCCGCAAGGACAATCTGGAAGCCGCGCTCGCGATGGGGATGGCCCCGGCGCGGGAGCCCGGCTTCCTTTGCTCGTACTGCGCTCACCTGGATACCTGCCAGCCTGACCTTATGGAGGGGTAGCATGATCACCGTCTATCTTCTGATGGACACAAACGGCGATGTCACTTACGCCGCTTCCACCTCCGGCGAGCCGATCCAGGTGATTTTCGACAACTTGAAACGCGCCGAGATCATGGAGATCGAAACCACCCATGACGACCCGGGCATCATGCAGGACTACGTCAACGACGCGGCGGTCACATACGGCGACTACCGCATCAATGTTCAGGGAACTTCACCCGCCGAGGGTGTTTCCGCGGATCGGTAGATCCGAAAATCTTATTTTAGGAGCGTGTCCCATGACACAAAAGCAGAACGGCGGCGGAGCCGCGCAGCAAGCGAATGTTTCCAGCGCTGGAAAGTCCGACCCGGGCCTCAACGCACTCGCGGCATTAGGGGCCAAGATGTCAACGGAAGTGAAAGAGCGCCACCTGAAAGTCCTCTTCTGGGGGCCGACAGGCGGCGGCAAAACGGAGATGATCCTCCGCAACTTCCCGGGCGTGGCCCTGTTCGACACGGAAGGCAACTCCGATATGTGCCTCGACCACCCGCAGATCCCGCCCTTCCTTCAAATCAAGACGAAGGACATCCGCAAGATCCAGGCGGGCATCCAGGCGGCGCGGAAGGCGATCACCCTCCCCTCTGGCGTTGCCCTCCAGACCATCGGCATTGACAGCGGCTCGATCCTGTGGGCCGAACAGACCGATGTCGCGGCGTACCTGGCCGAACAGCGGGCCCAGCGCAAAAATCAGGACGTTGACAACGCCAACATCACCCAGAACGATTGGACGAAGGCCAAGCGCCCTCTGAAGCGCTTGATGCTGGAGTTCTCCCTGACCGTTATCCCCTTCCTGGTGATGACCGCTCGCGAGAAAGCCCTGTACGAGGAAGTGGCTGGGTACGGCGACAGCAAGGAGCTCAAGAAGATCGGCGTGATCCCGGATCTGGTCAAGAACTCCGTATATGACTTCAACCTCGCGGTGCGCCTGTACGTCGAGAATGGGAAGCGGTGCTATGAGATCACCAAAGTCCAGGGATCGCTGGGCGAGATCTTCCCGATGGGCTCGAAGGGAACCAACTTCCCGATTGAGAAGCTCTTCGAGTACGCCAAGCGCTTAGAGCCGGGCCCCGAAGAGAACATCGACGGGGATGACGGTGAGGTCGAGCTGGCGGCGCGGATCGCGGCGGAGGAAACGCAGAAGACCGTCGAACGGACGCAATCGAACCTGATCAAGTACGCGCAGGACAAAGGCTTCTCCGCGCAAGATCTGGGCGGCATCCTGAAGAAGTCGGGCTTCCAGGGCTTTGACCCCTCCCGCTGGGATGCGATGATCCAGGCCGTCGATAAAGCCGTCTTGAGCGGCGACTAAGCACGTTCGGTAATACAAGGGCCCCGGTCGAAAGATCGGGGCCTTTTCATTTCTATTCCAGGAGGAAAACATGGAAGGCGTATTGAAAGGGGGCCTAGCCCTGGCTGTCGTTTTTGTGATCGCGGTCGTCATGCTGATGCTCGTCAGTCCGATGATTGAGGCGGCAAAGGAAGCGGCGAAGATCGCGGAGTTTGAGGCGGCGAAACAGCACTATGAGCTTGTGGTGTACCTTCAGAGCCAGCTCAAAGAAACCCGGCTTGCCGATCCCTACAACCCGCGGTGGTGGAACAAGAAGCTCACTCCCCGCGAGTATGGTATGCTTGAGAAGGCGCTCGACGACTTTATGAACGACACCGAGCGCGACGGGTCGGCGGAAACCGCGCTCGCCGAAGCGCTCCGGCAGGTCGGGATCGACGTGGGCCGGAACATCGCCGATGCCGTTCACGCGGCGAACCATCTGGTCAATAAGACGAAAGCGCCCATCGCGGAACCGCTGCCGCCGTCTGTTCAGGAAGATGTCAAAGAATGGGAAGAACAGAACAATGGAGAATGAGCCCGAAGAAAAACCATATAAGCCCTGCGTGGGCGACGTTGTCATGAAGGGAGCGCCCGAGGGCGTTCTTGGTGCGTGCGGCGTGGTGCTCCGCGTGTATGAGGATATGGTCGGTGGCCGGCTGTACTTCGTGCAGTGGAACCGCGCTATCGTGTATGCCAAAGGCCCGGAGCGCATGACCCAGGAAGAGATTGAATTGATGGGTCTGCACCCGGCGACAAAGGCCGAATGGCTGGAGGACTTCGAGCGCTACGAAGCGCTGTATGCCGAAGAGAAGGCGAAGCTGTACGAGAGCGTCCAGCCGTATATAAGCTAAAAAAAATCCCCCGGTAATGGTTATCCACCGGGGGATTTAGCTATGCTGTTTTCGATCGGCGTTTTTTTGTCAACAATTCTTGCTTATTCAGCCGCAACAATTACAGCGTCTTTAAATGTAATTTGCATTGAACCTAAGAAGGTTCCTATTCTCTCTAAATCCCCCTCGAATGTGATCTTTTGATCCTTGTTATACTTTAAAATGTCTTCCTTTGGAATATCAAGGTACAAATCTTGTACACTGAGCGAACCAGGGGGGTCCATATCCAACCAGAGGTATCCTTTAGACCCTTTATCCTCCACTTCCGTGACATATCCAGTCCAACGTACTCGTTGACCTATCAAAGGCTTAATATAAGCTTCCCATTGGGCTTCAGTTAACTTTGAGTTTTGATCTCTAATTTCAAAAAAGTCTAGATCCGCAATTGGCTTAGGCGTTGGGGATGGTTTTGGGGTTGCGCTTGGCTTTTCTCCAGCGGTAGATCCTTGCTCATTGCCACTAGAAGAAACCGCTGTTTTATCTCCTTCATCACCTCCACCTGAAGCAAGAGCCCCGACAATACAAAGGAACAGAACAACAACTATTCCTATGATCAATGGTAGCCGATTTTTTTTGGGGACGGGGGGCAGGTCAGCCCCGCACATAGAACACTTAAGGGCCTTGTCATCCTTAGTGACATGACCATTAGGACATGTTCTCTTTGCCATTTTTTTCCTCTCCTGTTTTTATTATGTTTTGTGGGCCTTTTAATAATAGCATAAAAGTATTTCTCTTAATGGGATTTTTAGGCATAACATTTTTGAAAGTGTTTTTCTGAGATCAAGATTTATTATCATATTCTTGGGTGCTCACCTGAATTTTTTTATTACTCCATGATCTTGATAATATTAAGAATGACATCTGTAAGGACTGTTCCCAACACGAGCCGGGTCATCCACTTTCGCCCGTCATTCCAATCAGCCATCTTCTGCCGGAGCTCCTGTATTTCAGCGATCAGGCCCGGTTCTTTCCCGTAGCCCTTCAGCGCGACCCGGAGCTCTTCTAGCGTGCCCGCCTGACCAACGAGGCCGGGCTTGCCCTTGTCGCCGTACAGCGCGGTCTGGTGGTCTTCAATAATCGCGTCCATGCGATCCTTGTATTCGCCGAACTCCTTGACGAGCTGGGCGACCTGGTCTTCGAGGCGCTGGACCGCAAGCTCAACCCGGGACATGCGGGCATCCAGATTAGGAGTTGTTGGGTTCGGTGGCATGGTGTTCATCCTTTTGGGGAGTTTCCAGCGATGGAAACTCCCCTTTTTTTATTCCACTTTCCGCTCGTCAAACGGCCACATCGGAACGCCGACCGGGGAGGTGAAGAAGTGGCTCTCCATCTTGCGGCGGCGGATCAGGCCCGGGAGCCCACAGCCGATGTTGATCCCGCAGGTGGCGGTGTTTCTCCACACTTTTCCGGCTTCCATGATGCGGCCTTCGTTGGTGAGGCGGACAATCTCCGATAGGCCGAACTTGCCGTAGCCCCAATTGCAGATCAGCGAGGACATCGCGTTGTACTGGTTTTGGGTGATGGGAACCTTGACGTAGTCGTCGATGTAGCTCCCGCAGTGGTTCAGCCGTTTTTCAAGTAAGGCGTAAGCGGAGGACTGAGAGATCGAGCCTGTATCCGCACTCGTGCAGGGCCCCAGGTGCAGGAGATCGCCGTTGCCGTTGGTGCAGTTCCCGACCCCTGGCTTTCCTCCGTCATCGTAGGGCTGGCTGTAATAGCCCTCCCAGAACGCATTGTACTTCACTCCGTCCGGGCTGATCGTCCATTGATCAGCAGGTTTCCGCATGGGGTAAGGAAGCGAGGCGAAGTAGAGATCCATCGCCAGATCCCACGGCGGCGTGACGGTGATGGTTGGGGTAGTGGTTGGCGTTTTCGTTGGTTGAGAAGTATTCGTAGGGCTGCGGGTCGGGGTGTTCGTCCCTGTCACGGTTCCTACGATGGTCGGGATGATTACGGGCGCGTTGCGGTGTATATTGTCTGCCGCCCAGACGAGAATGAAGTAGTTGAAGGCCGACAGCACCGCGCACAAGACAAGTAGCACCCGGAAATTCTCCGGGGCGAATATATATTTCTCAAAACGGAGCGCCTCATGTTTCGAGAAGCGACCGATGGAGCGAAACGCATCCATCATTTTCCCCTTCAGCTTCTCAAGGGTCATCATCTCCTCGTACTCCTTCCGCCTCCTTGTTCCTCCTTTTTTTAGGTAAGTGGGGCGGGAGCTCCCCTAGATGCTCCCGCCCCTCCGGGTTAGTTACTACTCGCGGAACACCGAGCGGATCGCGTGGAGATCTGTAGCCATCTGCTCACAGAGCACCACAACCCGCGAGAGAAGGGCCTCCAACTTGGACACGTCGACCGGAGTGCCCGGGTCGACAGGATCGACCGGGGGGTCTACCGGATCGGTCGGCGGATCAACCGGGTCGGTTGGAGGATGCGGAACAGGAGTTCCGTCGACAGGCGGCGTGACGACAGGGACAAGATACGCCTTCATCGCCGCTTCGTTCCCATTGAAGAGCACCGCTTTGACGGTCTTGACTTTCCCGTCCCAGCCCTTCACCAGGGAGGTCGGCATCGTCACCGAGCCGGAAAACTCCCAGAGCTTCAACTGCGGCACGTTACCCGGAACGAGCGGGTTCTTGCTTCCATCGGGCGGGAGCACGGCGCGTAGATCCGCGATAGCCGTGATCGTGGTCTTGGGGAAGATCGTATACAGCGTGTACGATCCATCCGCCGCCCGAGTTCTGTAGCGCCAATCGGCCAGGACGAACCCAAACTTGTCCGTCCACGCGGTCATATCGGGGGAATACTTCTGCACGAAGTTATCGTTCGTGCGGATCATTACCTGCCGGGAGAGCGGCGCGTACTGCTTCGTAAAGGTGTGCATGAACTCCGAAGCAGTGTAGGAGATGGCCGAGCCTGTCGCGTTGCGAACCGGGATGTGGTTCTGCTCGATGTCCCAGCCGACCCAATAGCGCTCCATCGAGATGATCAGGCCGTCGATCTCCTTTGTTCCCATGAGCTTCTTGAGCATCGGGATCTGTTCGGCTGCCGGGGCCGCGAAGGTGTAATCATCAATCGCGCTGATCGGGGTGTATTGTGCCAGCACCACCAGACCCGCGGCTTTCGCCTTATTGAACTGGTCGATAAAAGCCGGGTTATGGTCGTAGGCGATCCCCGCGTCGATCACCACGAACGAAACGCCCTGCGTTTTGAGTGCGGTGAAGTCCGCGTCCATCGTGCGGTCGATCACGATACCTAAAGCATTGTCTTTCCAAGCCATGTGGTTTATCCATTTCTGCCTCCAATAAATAAGGACTTTCCATCGCTGGAAAGTGCGGATCGGTAGATCCGTCAGTCGAGGAACGTCATGCGAGCCTTGCCCGTAATGTCGCGGACGTTGGTCGGGATCGGGGCCTCGCCAATGAAGAACTTGCGGCCCTGCTCGCAGACCGTCATCATGCCCTCGATTTCTCCGAGGGTAAAATTGTTGACCCCGGCCTCCTGCTCAGTAATCTCATTCGCTCCGCCCGGGCCGAAGCCGTTCGCCCAATACGCGAAAAACAATTGCTCTAGCTGCTGTCCGAGCTCTCCGTACTGCCGCGCTACTTCGTGCATCGCGGCTAAAAACTGGTATTTCTGTTCGGTTTTACTCATGGTGTTCTCCTTAGAATAAACAGACGGATTGGCTGAACCCCGGGAAAGAGGTGATCCCGCGCAGGTTGGCGACGTAGACGAGCGGCGATCCCAACCAGGGATAGTTCCACTGCGGCCCGTAGGTGGCGTTGGACGGCGGCGCGTACCCACCGACGCTTGCTTGCGTGAATGTTTCGTCGGTGTTGATGCCGTTGTTCTTGCCGAATGTATAGTGGAGGCCCTGGACATAGGTTGTCCAGGGAGAGGACAGGTATCCGCGGCTCTGGTCGGTTTGCCAGCGAACTTGATCCGCGCATGACCACATCTTGTATTCCGTGTTCGATGCGAGGTTCACGGCGGTCGAAGTGTAGATGTCGTAAAAGGCTTGCGCGGCCTGGCTGACAATCGGGCTCGTCTGATCGACCCCGCTGTAGAACGAGATTGAAACCGCGGCGGAGAACTGACTTTCGGGATAATAGGCCCGGAAAGTCCGCGACCCTGAGGCGGGCATCTTCCAGTACAGCACCCGGTACGTTCGGTATCCGCTCCGCCCGTCATACTGCGCGGTTGCGGCCACGCTGTTCAGCCACACCTGCGGCCTCGCGGTGGCCTGGCTATAGCGGTTGTTGGTCGTCATCAGGCAGATCGCGAAGTCTGTCCCGGTCGGGACGGTAACGGTCCAGGACTTATCGACTGTCCAATCGGTCGAGGCTGTGCCGAAGTAGGTTGAGGAGATGTAGGTTGGTGCTGGCATTGTTCTCTCCTACAGCCTGTAGCCCATCAGGTGGATCGAGAGGTTCTTGACCGCAGATACAGACTGAAGCCAGAAGCGCAAAACGTTCCCCGGCGCAAAGCCGTAGTTGAGGCCGGTCCACTCGATCTTTTGGGCGTTTGTCATCACATGGTCGCCGAAGTTGTAGTAGTCCGACCCAGGCCATCCGGTATAGCTATTGAACTTGAGAAGCTGGACGGTGGCCGACCCGGTTTCCTGGCTGTAGAAGGCGACCCGATTGATCGTAAGATGGTAGGGGATCGCAATCGCGCCTTTCAAGCCCGTTGTGAGCACGCCTCCGCCGCCGTCAATGATGAAGGACAACGCGACAGGCTGATCCTGGCCGGCGATGTATGAACCTGCGGCATGGATGCTAAAGCCGCCGTTCGCCGTGAAGTGGATGAAGTAAGGGCTATCGCCGTTCATCACCGCCAGCAGGAGCCAGTTCGCGGGAACCTGGAAATCCGCGGCGTAGTGAACGATCCTGAAATTCCCGTCCACAGTACCAACGCCGGACGTGAGTGGGATCTCGTAATAAAGTGCGTCCCAGGGGTTCAAGGGGATGCCGTTGGTCGCGTCAACGGTCCTTGTGCCCACGGCTCCACCGTAGGTCGGGATTACAGTCCCGGCTGCTGGGACGCTGATGTTGTAGTATCCACCAGGAGCCGCACTTGTACCGCGTCCGTTCGAGATGGCAATAAAGCGGTAAGACCACTTTACGTAGTAGAAAGTGCTCACGAGGTTGCAGGTCACAGTCCCGCCGCCCGTCAGGTTGATCGGAACGCGGACCATCCACGGAAAGTTTCCAGCGCCGGAAACATCCAGGCTCGCGAGCTTTAGCGTTCCATCGCCTGTTGTAACCGGGACGTGCGCGTTCGCTGCCCCGGTTGTGTCGGGTGTGTACCCTTGTAGGTTCTCCGCTGTCGTGCGGGTGACATCCGTTGGAAGCAGGTAGCCGACCACGCGAAGGTAAACACCCATCCCCGCCCCGGTCGCCCCCGAGCACTTCCAATAAGCGTAGCCGTTCGCGTCCAGGGGCACAATACCCTGTTCTTCGCCTCGCGCATTATTCGTCATCCCGTTGGTGCGGACAAGGAACGGCATGATCGCACTCGCGGAAGAAACCGTCTGAAGGCCGAACCACTGATCGGTTGCGGCGGCGCTCCCAGCATCGTAGGCGATACCGCGGACAATCACCGCTTTGGTTCCCGCGGGTAAATTGAACTCCGTGAGGAAGTTGATCGGGGTTCCTGTCGTTGTGTTGGTCGCAACGGTGGCCGGGTTCCAGTTCGGGCCGACAATGGGCTGATCGAAAAACACCCAGCCCTGCGCGGTGCTCTCCTCGCCCAGCATGTAGCCGTAAACCTGAAGGTAGGTCTGAAGCGTGTTTGTGCCGCTCGCGTTGCAGGTGTACCAGAATTTTCCTCCTGTCAGCGGCACAATGCCCTGAACATCGTAATAAGCGTTGTTTCCCATACCGCCCGGGCGAGCGCCCATACAGAAAGAATTGCCGTCTACAGGATCGCTCCAGATCCCAAAGAACGGGTTGACATTTGTGGCGCTCCCGGTGTCCCTGGAGGCGACACGGAGGATAATCGCCTTCGCATCCGCGGGAACTCCAAAGACCGTTGGAGCGTCGATCTCCGTCCGGGTGGCAACTGTCGAGGAGGTCAGTGGGTGATAGGTCGCGTTGGTCAGCGCCTTATTGAGGTAGATCCAGCCCGACCCGCCGCTCCCCATCTCGAAGGCCGGGAGCTTGTAGCCCCAGATCTCCAGGTTAATCGTCATGGTGTTTGTGCCGGAGGCCCTGACCTGATAGTAGATCGTTCCGTCCTCATTCACCCCAACCACGCCAGATCCCTCGCTCCAGGAGTTATTCAGCAACCCGCCGACAAAAGCAGTGGTCGTGCCTTCATACGTAAGGGCGCTTTTAGCAACCGTCACCCAGAGATCAGGATTTGCACCGCTGCCGCTGTCTTTTGCGATCACGCGGGCAATCACCGCTTCGGCTCCATCCGGGACACCAAACTCCGAGACGACATTGATCGCCGTTTTCGCAGTTGTCGAAACAACCTTATTCGTCCAGTTGGCGCTGTACAACCGCCCGGTGAACACCCAGCCGTCATTGATCTGCATTGGCGAAGTTGTATCTTCCTCGACGTTTCCAGCGCTGGAAACTTGCGAGTAGGTGCTCAATTTCTCCGCGAGCTCGATCTCGCTCGCGTCCTCGACCACCTCGCCTAGCTCATCGACGAAGGCCACATCCCCAACCATCGCCACGCGCTCGCCGGCCACGTTGATGACCCGCACCGGGTCGCCCGGTTTTACCTTCTCGCGGTCGCCTGTCAGGGGAAGCGAGCGCAGGATGCCCGTCGATCCGGCTGGGGCCACGTCCACATGATCGAGGTCGACCCGGAAGATGGTTCCCTCAACAAACTCCTTTTGAATAGCCGCCGCTACCCGCTTCGTGATAGATGCCATCTTGTCTACTCCTTGAAACGCCCGGAGAGGCGCATATCATAGGCCGCATCGCTCTCGTCAACAAAGAGCGTGTGGCTGATCCCATCCACCACCGCTTGCCGCGTCCCGCCCTCTGGGAAACTGATCGTAATAATGTCGGTCGGCTCGATCCGTGGATCTGCCGCACCCTCGACCTCGACCCGCTCGCGGTTCAGGCTCATATCGCTGAGTACCAGGTCCGCGAAGTAGGCCGCATCGTCCAGATTGTTGATCTCGTTGAAATTGAAGGTTTTGAAGAAGTTCCCGTACTGCTGTAAGTTTCCAGTGCTGGAAACCTCTACCACCTCCCCGCCTTCCAGGAGCACGCGGGTCGCCAGGCCGATGTCGGTCGTTTCCTTCGTGACGGAGATCGCCCGGTTGTACGAGCCTGGAACCGTTTCGCGGTCGGTGTAGATCTTCAGCTTGACTGTTCCATCGTCCAGGAAGAAAATGCGCTTCTCGCCGACGAGCCCGGAGAGGAGCTGGGCCCCGGTCTTACCCATGTCCATGACGAAGTTATCCACCCGCGTCCCGGCCTGGGGGATCAGCACCTTCGCAACCGCGCCGTTTGGGGTGTCCATCTGCAAGTCGACGGCGACGTTTACCCACTCGCGTCGGGTGATGTTGAAGCCAATCCAGGAGTTGAGCCACGCGATGCCCTGGTCAATGTTCACCCCTGCCAGCACCCGTCCGCCTACCCAGGCGGAGAGATGGCCGTCATACAGGCTAACCCGGAAATCGCCCTGCACGTTCTCGTCGAAGGGAACCTTGAGTATTGAGTAGGCATCCGCGGCGGGCTGGCCGTTTTCCATGATCCTCTGGTACGCCAGGAACTCGACAAACCCGAAGCGAGTGACCCCGCTCATGCCGATGACGAACTGCACCGCGTACACTGGAATATTGTCCGTGTCCCGGTAAATCACCGCGGCGACATCCTGATCTCCGCCCATATACGGCAGGTTCAGTGACACAATACTATTTTTGGATTGCGCGGGTACATTCTCCAGTGTCAACGGAACAGTCGGGATGTGGCCCGCGACAGTCCCGGTATGTCGGTTGGAGAGATCCGTCTCGACCACACCCGCGTTCCGGGCGATTGCTCCGGCCACTTCCGCAAGGGTCAGGTCTTCTTCGGCGGAGTAGTACTCGAAGTACGTTGACTTCGCGAAGGTATTCTTCGGGAAATGCACCTTGGACAGATCGCCGTGCGCGGCGGCAGCCGTAGGCTTGTTATCATAGCCATTCTGCCCGCGCTTTAGCCCATACATTGCGGGCACAGAACGCATTTTCGTCCCGAGGTCAAAGATCCGGCCCGGGTCCCGGTCAAGAGCATAGACAAACAGGTCGTTCAGGCTGTCGGTGTAGCGGTAGGATCGCACGATCCGGTAGCAGTTGTTTTTTCCCGCCCCGTCTGTAACGACCAGAGCACAGCCGTTCCACCAGTTTTGCGAAGCAGTCGGCGTGCCTCCGCTCCAGTAGGTCGACGCGGCAGCCTGGGAAAGGCCGGAATTTGCGTCGTACTTCACCGTCACGAGCGCTTCCTTGTTGATCCCCTCCACCCGGCCATACAGCACGAAGGCCGCGTCACCTGATTGGCCGACCGCCGCATCGTCCTCTTCACAGAAGACATACACCCCGGCGTTGAGGAGGGTGTTATCGTGCATCTTCATGAACTGGAAGTAGGCACTCGAAGAGGGGTGGTTCCAGTTCTTGTTGCGCCGGAGCATGATCCAGTATTCGGTCCCGTGCGAAAGGTAGTAGGTGTCAAAGTAGTACGTCACCCAGCCGCCTTCCGCGGAAATCTTTGAACCGGGGGCAATCGAGCCATAAGCCAGCACGTTATTGACCAGGGCGACGGCGGCGTTGCTGGAGCCAACATTCCCGGCGTTGATGGTCAGTGTCACCCCGTCTTCCGGGTAGTTGACTTTCTTCAGCCAGATCCGCAGGGCGGTTACATAGGCCCCGCCTGAATAGGCCGAAGCGGGGATAACCTGGAGGAAATAGTTGTTACCGTGAACGTGACTTCCCGAAGTCGTTCCGCGAGAGCGAGCGAAGTCGGTCGGTGTCCCGGTCGGGAGGCTTACGCCGTCGCCGGCTTTGCAGAGCACGCGCCCCGGAACCCATTCCAGATCGGTAATGACGCGCTTGTGTTCGTCCCATCCTGCAATCCCGCTGTAGGTGATCCGCTCGCTGTCCACCAGAACTGACCCGTTCGAGGCGGGGAATTTATCGGTGCGGTCTTCCAGGGCGTAGCCGTACTTCTCCGCTTTCGCAACCCCGTCATAGAGGGGGATCACATCGCTGTCGGACATAAACGGGTAGCTCATGTGATACCCGGTGTTGTTCCGCATGTAGATCATCCCGCGCCCGTAGTTCTCGTGTTCGGTCGGATGTACCTCCCACTGGAGCTTGGTTTCCGCGGATACAGCCAGGGAAAGGTCGGAGGTATTTGTCCCGGTGTAATATACGCGGGCATAACCATCCTGGTACTGCAACGCCAGGGTCACGGTCGAGGGGGCTTTCGTAACAAAGGTAGAGCCGATAAAGCGCCATGGATTGACGGCGGTCGGGCTTTCCATGTTGCCCCTACGTAGGGTGTTGTAGTCGTAGAGGGCAACCCTCGCCTGACCTGCTGGAGCTCCCAGGCTGTCAGGAACGTACATCGCCAGGAGCACCCAGCGCCCACGGTCGGCTGCCGTGACCTGCTCGACCTTCTTGTTCAGCCGGACCGCGGCCTCCGCCATCGTCTCCTCCCCGTAGTTCAGACCGACCCCCAGCATCGCATCTGTTGCCTGGACGTTGGTGAACTTGGCCCGGATAAAACCGCCCTGCGAGGAGGGAACGGTCGTGTAGAGCATCCCGTCCTCGTTGAGGCTCTTCAGCTCCAGCCCGCCGCCTTCCGGCGTGTTGTAGGTTCCCCCGGACAGGCGCACGAGCTTGGTCAGGTCGCCCGGGTCGCCGTGGCTCTCACCCTGGCCCATGTAATCGAAGTAGGTATCGCTCTCCCAATCCATGAGCTTCTTGAGCGCGTAGGAGGAACAATCGACCTGGAAGTTCTGCCCTTCTGACCCAGTGATCAGGCGGAAGCGGTCCACGCCGAAGCGCCCGATGGTGAAGCTCTGGTCATTGGCGAGCACATCCAGGTCGAGCATTGCCCCGGGAACCAGCTCGTCCGCGTTCGTGGCTAACTCGCTGACTGGGACTTCCAGGGAAAGCCTATCGGCGGCGTTTGTCTGGAGGTCGATGGAGGCGCGGAACACGTCGGCCTGCGCGGTCGGGCTGGCGGCTGAGAAGATACCGGGAGTGAGCGGCGAGTGGAAGATGTCATCCTGACCTACCGCCCAGATATGCCCCTCGCTCTCCGCGAGCATCAGCGGCTTGCCATAGTCCGACATAATGATCAGGTCACGGCCATAGGTGAACTTGTCTGGGCCCAGCATGTAAATCGAGTACGGAGTTCCATACTTGCGCTTGACCACGCCCGTCAGGAAGACACGGCCATTGGAGAGGATGGAGGAGTAGCCGACTGAAAAGGAGCTGTCCTCGTCCAGCGCGTCCATTGGGAGGATTTCCGTTGTCGCGCTCCAGATTTTCGAGGCGAAGCCGCGGAGGTAGAAAGGCTTCTTCCCGCTCCAATCATCTACATAGATATGGATCGTCCCGTCACTGGTCCGTACCGCGGCGAGGTTAGGGCGGTGCTTGTGCTTGGGCAGGTAGCCCTTCCAGGTGTCAATTCCCCCACTGTCGTTGATGATCGAGATCTTGCAGAGATCCTGCACATCGTTATTGGCGTACACCGCGGCGACGACAACATGGGTCGGGAGAATTGCGACGATGGAGATCTCCGGCTCGACTGTCGTGTTCTGGTCGGTCAGGGCTATGATCTGGTTCCACTGGTATACGACCTTATCCACCCATACCCGCTTGTAGACCTTGCCTTTGTAAGCCCCATAGAGCGTCCCGTCCGAGGCGACGGTCAGCGCCCGGTAATACTCCGTGGGGTTCGTTCCATCGCTAACAAACAATCCAGATGTACCGAAACCCCGCGGGATCTCCGTGAAGCCTAAATGGAGCCCGAACGAGGCGACATAAACATTCTGATCTCCCGCGGCCAGCCCGTATTGATACACATATCCGGGATTTACTCCGGGCGTTTCGGGGATTAGATACTGGCAGAACTGCGTGTACGTGCGGGTAGTTTCCTGCGCTGGAAACTCCGTGAAGACCGGGCGCTCGTTGACGATCCGCAGTCGCGCCGCGATCTTGCGAAACCGATCTTGGAACTGATTTGGTACGTTTTCTTTCAAGGTTGCCTCCGTGTTATTGGGCTTTGGCGGTCAGCACGACGCGCACATAGTACTTATTTGAGGAGCTGTTCCAGACGTTGAGAAGGGTCTGCTCGTCGAAGGGGCCTGTCAGCACCGTTTCGCTGTAAACGATCCCGTTGTGGTCGGTGAAGGCGAGCGCCTGGCGCTTCTGGATGGTTTGGCGCAGGGTGTAGATGTTGCCGTAAAGCGTCCCATCCGCCGCGCCTGGAGCGCTCTCACCGTGCGGTACAGCGAACAGGCCCTCCCAGCGCTGGAGCGCCCCAACCCCGAAGGTGGCCTCCATATCACCGAGTAAGGTCAGCCGCGGCATAGCAGGGCGGTTCAGAACAGGCCGCCACTGCTTCGCCAGGGTCTTGTAGCGGTATCCATCCAGGGTGACGTAAGAATTGAAGGGCATGGATCTACTCCTTATTCCCGCTCTCCGCCGTAGCGCGGATTGTCGACCGTGCCGATGGTGCGGATCAGCTCCAGGATCTTGTTGATCTTGTTCACGTTGACGTTGTCAATCATCCGCATCATTTCATTGGTGGCGTTGGCGATGCGGTAAGCGTTGTTGTAGGTGTTCATCTGCTCGATCTCTCCGGTCAGCGTCTCCCAATTTTTCTGACCTTCCAGGATCGCGTCGTTGATTTCTTTCTGCGCGGCGGCTGCAGCGGCCTGGGCTCCCGCGGCTTCCTTCTGGAGCTGGAGCTGGTCGTACTGGAATTTGCGCTGGAGCTCGCGGAGCTCGTCTTGGAGCTTCTTCTCTTCCTCGTACTCCTTGACCCGGCGCTCATAGCTCTGCACGTCCAGCTTGTAGAACTCTTCGCGCTGTTCCTTGTTCATCGCGAAGCTCTCTTGATCGAGGCGCTGAAGCTCCAGGTTGTACTCGCGCTGTTTCTGGTACTGCTCTTCCTGCTGCGCCCACAGCTCCTTCTGGCGGTCGCGGGTCGTCTCGATCTGCTCGTCTTCGATGTTGTGCGTGAGGGCGGCGCGGTCGCGCTGTTTGACCAACTGCTTGCGCTGTCGACCGGAGGCGAAGCGGATCTGCTCGTTCAGGTCTTCCATCTGCCAGCCGAACGACATCCCGCGCATGGTGTCCTGATACTGCCAATCTTCCTGCGTCCACGTTTGGCTCTGCTGGAACTGGTTGTACGAGTACGACCACTGGTAGTTTTGGAAGGATTGGCTCGCGTTCATCCGCTGGAACTGGTTGTTCTCGCGGCGGATCGAGTAATCGTTCGAGCGGGTCATCCGCGTCCACTGGTCTTCAAACCCGGCCCGGGTGGAAGCGGCCTGGAGCTGGAGCATCGGGGCTTCGAGGCCCCAGGCGGAATGAGCGGCGGGGTTATTCCACGTCCCGCCCTGGTTCGCGCCCCAATAGAAGTTCTCACTGAGCGCGATGCCTTTGAGCTGGATGCCGATGGAGGCCATCGAAGCCGCGTAAGACTTCTCATTGGCGAGCTTTTGGAGGGCGTAGAACCCGCCGTTCCCGCCTCCCTGGTTCCAGGCGGCGAGGATCTCCGGGTTGCTCGTGCCGAGGAACTGCGAGGCGGTCATGGTCGACTTGCCGAGCTTGGGAGCCCTGTGTTGGAGGTCGAGATTGTCTCTGCTCCGTAGTACTGCGTGATCGAGCGGCCCGCCTTGTCGAAGAACATATTGCCCGTATTGCCGCTTTGCCACGCCTGATAGCTGTAGGCTTTCAGGTCGCCCTGCATCATGCGCCCGTAGACGCTCGCGTCCTGGGTCGACATCCCGGACATCATCCAGCCGAGGTCAACCGCGCCCCCAGCCGACCCGCCGGCCATCATGAAGCCTTCCATCGCGTTCCCGAGCACCTGCGAAACGAAGGGGTTGTTGCTCTGCGAGAGATTGGCGAGGCTATCGTACTGCCACGGAGCGAGCTCCGCGCCGTAGGCTTGCATCCCGCCGACCATCGAGGTGTACGCGCCTACCTGTGCCTGGGTCTGGAAGTCATAGGTCTGCGCGATGCGTGCGCCCTGCCCGGCGAAGTTCCCGCTCGTGCCCATCATGGCCTGGATCTGGGAACCGAACTGGTTGACCCGCGAGGCGGTGTACTGCATCTGCTGGCGCTGGGTGCGGTTGCCTGTCAGCGCGTACTGGTACATCGCCCGGGTAAAGTCGGGCGTGCCCTGGAGATAGCCCAACTGCTGTGAGTAGGTCGCGCCTTCGGTGATCGACTGATCCGAGCCAACGCCGATCATGGCAGAGGCAGCGGATACCTGCCCGAGCATCTGCGGGTCAGGCGAGCCCATATACCACTTCTGCGCCGAGAGCCCCTTGATCAGGGTGTTCTTATCTTCAAGCGTATCACCCCGGATTTTCTTGACCTGCGAGGAGAGCTCTTCGGCTTTCTTGTTCATCTCCTCGTCGATCCAGAGCTGTTTTTCCTCCGGGGTCATGTATTCCATCAGCTCTTCATCGGTGACGAACTTGTTATTGTCGTACTTGTTCATCTCCGTGCGAGCCGCCCACGCCGCGGATTGGCCTGCCGGCGAGTGCGGTTGAGAGCCTCCGGCCAGCATAAAGGCCGACATCTCCACGCCGGAAGGAGCTGTCTGCGCCCCATAGAGCGCTTCCTTGCGCCTGGCCCGGGCGCTTTGGCGTGCGGTTTCCTTCTCTGTCTCTGATACGATGGACGAGAGGGTCAGATCCGGCGCGTCTTCGGGGTTGAAGGCGTTGTAGGCTTCCATCGCGGCGGTTCCGGCCAGGAGCGCCCCGCCCAAAACCAAACCGCCCGTTGCCAGCACCGGGGCAGCCGCCGCGAGTGCAGTACCCGCCAGCATCGAGCCGCCGATTGCGCCGCCCATCGCCAAGCCGCCAGCGATACCCGCTGTCTGGAGGAGGCGAGCCGCGCCCATGTTACCCGTTTCTGACAGGCGGTAGGGGATGTCCATGAACGCGCCCCACTGCGAGTAGGCCGCTTTCCCCATGAAGCTCTCGCCCGCTTCCTGGCGGTAGGCGAAGCCCACATCCGACCCGCCCATCGGCGAACCGGAGTACATCAAGCCGGAGTAATCAGCGATGCCCTCACCGTAGGCGGTTGCCGCGGCGAAGGTCGCGCCCGTCGCCATCTGCCACTCGCGCTTGAGCATGTACGCGCCGTACATGATCGAGCCAGCGGAACCCTTCCCGAACATGCCGCGGGTTCCGCTGAGATTTTCGCCAGAGTTTCCAGCGCCGGAAACTGCGGAACTCCCGTTCCGAGACTTCGTTCCGTAGTGGTCGTCTCCGCTCCCGCCGACTTTGAGCGAGCGCCCATTCCCATCGTAGACGACCATCTCGTCGCCGCTGTGAATGTCTTCGGCGGAGCGTCCCTTGAACTCCGCGGCGAAGACCGGGTCGGAGCCCAGTTTGCCCTTTAGCTCGTCCATGGAACGGATGCGGTGATCGTAGCGCGTGCCTTCTGCAACGGCGCTGCTGTCCACCTCTCCGGCTGTGACACCCAGCGCGTCCTTGACCTTGCCGACGATCTTCTGAATGAAGTGATCGCCGACTTCCTTTGTCACCTGCGCGGCGACACCTGCATCGGTGCGGTTCGCGCCGTGCTTGACCGCGTTGTCGATGTCGGCCTTCATCTGCTTGGACATCTCAGTGTACATGCGCTCTTTGAGCGTGGCGAGGATCGCGTCCGGGGAAGAAGGCAGGTCGCCGGAGAAGGCGGAATTGAAAGCGTTCTGCGCCCATCCCAGGCCCTTCGCGATCTGGGTCTGGTCTACAGTGGTCTGGAGGCCGCGCTCGCCCGTCAGCGGGTTGGTCTTGTCAATCGCTATGCGCGGAACCCAGCGGTGTTCGCCGCGCTCGTCTACGTACCCGGTATAGTGGCCCTCTCCCAGTGAGGGGGATTTGAAGCCGTCGATGTCCCGAACAGAGACATCCCCGACCTTGCTCTGCACGTGCGTCCGCATTCCCAGCGGCCCGGCCCCGATGTCCTGGCTGTCGTATTCATCACTGAGCCGCCCGGCCCGCTCCATCGAGCGGCGCATGGGGTTCTGCTTCTTGAGCGGCACGCGCCGCCGCTTCGCTTCCTGGTGCTCGCCGTAGAGCGCTTCCGCGATGGGCTTGGCTACGCTCTCGTCGGCCCCGGTCATATCGACGATGTCGTCAATGATCTGCTGGGCGCTCGTCGGCGAATTATCTACATAGCTGTTGTAGATGTGCGTGGCCTGGGCGAGGTACTCGTTGGCCGCAGCGAGCTTGGTGTTCTCGCCGATCTCCGTCTCGCCGAACTCCTGCGGGCTGTGCGATTGCAGGAAGCGCGACATAAAGCGCCCGGAGATCCCCCACATGGAATTGTTGAAGCGCCCGAAGGAGGCACTGAAGCCGGAGATGGAAGGCGAGGGGGAACTCTGCGCGACCCGTCGCTGTGCTTGCGCTTCGGCCTGGCGTGCCGCGCCCTCTGCGCGAGCCTGTTCGCGAAGCTGTTTATTCCGTGCGGAACGCTCCAGGCCCTGCTCGTTGGCGTAGATCTCATATTTGTGCTGCGGAACATCCGCCACCACCGCCCCGTCCGGGGCGATGATCTGGCCCCAGCCGGGATTACGCGCATCCTCCTGGATGCCGCCTTCTTTCGCGGACGTGACCCACTTCATTTGTCCCGCGTTGTCCGGGTCTTCCACGGCGAAGTAGTGTTTTGCGTAGCCGGAAGAACGGTCGACCATCATCATCCCGGCTTCGGGGGTAAACGAGGCCCACTCTTCCGGGGTGCGGATGATCTGGCGGGCCGGGGTTGCGGTGTTATTGCCAGCCGCAGGGGAGTTTCCAGCGCTGGAAACCATCGGGGCGTTCATCGCGTCGTAGTAGTCGCGAGCGTTGCGGTCTACGTCGTGAAGGAGCGTGCCCTTCTCGTCGTAGATCTTGCCCCAGCCCTTGTTGATCTGGAGCGGCTCCATGTTGCCTTCGGCGTTGCGCTCGTACCATCCCAGGTTGCCCTGGTCATCCCTGCGGCCCCACACGGATACGCTCTTCCCCTTACGGGTCGAGGGATCGTAGCGCGAGAAAGTCATCTTCCAGCCTTCCCCGCCCGGGGTCATCGGGAAGGCGGCGGGATCGCTGTTCGGCTTGGGCTTGGGCGTGCGTCCGTAACTTCGCGCAGGCGAAGTTCGCCCGGAACCGTTGGAGCGGTTCGGTCGGGGGGTTCCGTTGCTGTCAGAAGGATCAGGCGGCGGCGGCGGGGGTTCGGGCGGCTGGCCGCTGTTCCCGTTGTTGCCACCGCCGGAACTTCCTGTTCCGCCGCCGCTTGGCGGGGGAGGCGCTTCCGGGGGCTCGCCCGGGTCGCGGTCGTTCACGAAGTCGTTGACGTACTCCGGCTCTTCACCTTCGCGGCGCACGGTCGAACCGATGCGGACGAAGCCCGCGGGGAGATCGGGATCGGAGACTTCTTCCATCGTTCCAATGTCGAAGCCCGCGCCGAAAGCGGAGCGGACGGCGCTGTCTGCTTCCTGGAGCATCGCCTCAAGGCCCGCGCCCTGTTGGTCTTGATCCGGGTCGTAGGGCATGATCAGGTCGAAGCGCTTGCGTTTGTCGATGTACTCGTCCTTGTAAGTCTGCACCTGCCCTTCGAGGCGGGCCCTCTGGTTGTCGCCCTGGCGGTTGGAGAAGTGGCGGTAAGCAATCGAGTTCTGGAGCGCGTTGAGATCCTGATAGTCCGGGCGGCTCCATGCCCCGCGGCTGTACCCGCCGCCGCCGCGAGCGGCAACTTGATTGGCAACAGGGGTGTTCTCCAGGGAGAACGGGTCGAACTCGCCCGTCTCTGGATTGATGCCAGCACCGCGGCCACGGCTCATTTCTTCAATCTGGTTTGGCGAATACTTCAGCATCGCTCTCCCCTTCCCGTCCGGGCCCCTGAAGACGTGGCTGTCTCCCGCGCTCTGCCCGCGCTGGGGTGGTGGTGTGTTACCGGTCGGCTTTTGGGTGGTGGCCGGGTTGGTCATCGCCGCCTCCACATACTGGCGAGACAGCTTGAGCTGATCGGGAAGATCGGCGTAGATCGACTTGACCGCAGCGTAAGCCTCCGGGTTGGAGACGCGGAGCGCTTCGACCTGGTCGTACAGCTCCGCCTCTTTCCCCGGCTGCCATGCGAGGTTGAGTTTGTACTCACGGCTGATCTGCTGGAGAGTTTGGCGGTAGTACTGCGCGTGGCGTGCGCCCTTGCGGGTGTTTTGCGCCATCAACTGCGCTAGCTCCGGCCCGCGCCCTTCGTGATCCATCTCGCCCAGGCGGGTCAGCATCACGGCGCGTTTCTTGCCCGCTCCCTCCAGGGAGGAGATATTGGCGGTCAGCTCCCGCGACATCTTCTCAATCTCCTGGTCGACGCGGCCTTCGGAGTTGTTCAGCGCGTGGTAGGTCTGGTTGCTTTCCTTGCGCGTCTCCCGAGACGACCACCGCTTGAAGATCGCGCCCCAATTGGCCTTGCTGTGATCCAGAAAGCCCAGCTCGTTTCCGGCCTGGGAGATTTGCGCAGAGAGCGAAGCGTTTGGGTCATAGGGATCGTCCAGCACGCGGAGCGCGTTATTGAAGCTGGCATCGCTTTCCGCCTGATCCACCTCTTCGGTAATGTCCCGCAGTTCGTCGCGCTCGCTCCTGCCGTTCGCCTTCTGGCGGAGCGCCATCACCGGGTCGTTCTTGGGTTTGGCGTTGAGCGCGTCCAGGCTCATAGCGTTCCCGTCCATGTTCGCCTGGAGGTTCATCTTGTTCAGGTCGCCCAGCTTGTCGCCCTGGAGCATTCCCAGCACGTCAACACCTGCCCCTTCCATCTTATAGGGCTTGAAGTAGCCCTCGACCTGGAACTGGCTCGTGTCCCTCATGCCGACGAGGTTCTCGTCGCTCTCGACCATGTTCTCCGGGTCGCCGCCCATGACGGAAGTATCGAAGGTATTCTCGATGGTCGGCTTCTCCTCGCGTGGGCGCGGGTCTGCGGTCGTCCACTCGAAATCGTCCTCGTTCATGCTTCCCACAGGGAAGGCGCTCATAGCGTTCTTATTGGAGATATGCGAGTAGGCGGCTTCGGTCAGGGTTGTTCTGGCCGCGGCTTGCTGCCCGGGTTCGGGTTGGTAGGTCTGCCACATGAGATCCCGGGTTTCCCTATCGTAGACCCCGTTGATCGAGCCCTCGCCGACAACGCCCGCGAAGCGGTCGCCCGCGCTGAATACCTGCCCCGCGTAATTTTCATCACTCGCCATCCGCGAGAGGCTGAAGGACGGGTCAAGGGGGGAGACGAACTCGTTCGGGCCGGGCGGCTGATGCCAGGGGCGCGGTGCTGGATCTTTATACTTGCCAGTGGGCCGGGCGGGGAGGATTGGCCCGGTCGTGGGGTTGCCCTGAAAGTCGGGCGCGGGTTCCCCGGCGCGGCGCTGGGTATAGAGCGCGTAGTTCAGGCGCTTGGCGCGCCCGGGCGAGCGCGGGAACATATAAGCGTTGTCCGTCTGCTGGGAAAGCCCGGACAGATCGAAGGCCGATCCTGCCGGGTTGCCCTGGACGGGCGCTTGCTGGACGGTGTAATAGAGCTCCCGGTCCGCGGCTTGCTGGGCGAGGGTCTTGCGCGGGGTCGGCGGAAGGGGTCCGCGTGGCTGGTTCAGGTAGAAGCGCGACATCGCCACTTCCGGGTAGATCTTGCGGAACTCGCCTGTCAGCGGGTCAGGGCGAAGGGTCTTCCCCAGCCTAGCCCCGCCCGAGCCGTTCACACGAGCGCCGTCCGCCATGCCTTCCGGCGGGGGGTATTGGAGCGTGCCTTTCATCTCCGGGTTCAGCCGCGCCATCAATCCAGCTTGGTGGGCTTGGCGTTGATTGGCGAGATAGTTTCCAGCGCCGGAAACTTCCCTTTGCGCGAGCGCCAGGCGCTTCGGATCAATATAGCCGTAAACGCCCGGGTTCCGGTAGCGCTCCATCGAGGAGGCGTAAGCGTCCCACTGCTCAATTGTGCGCCCGTAGAACTCCTCACCCGAGGCGGCGGCTCCGGCCATCTGGTCTTCAAAGTTGCGGATCTCCTTCAGCATCCCGGAGGAGGATTGCCAGAAATCGAACACCGGCGTTCCCGGCTGGGGCACACTGGCGGGGAGCAGTTTGAGCGTCAGGTCCCGGGCCGCGTCCGCGATGGGCTGCTCCGGGTAGCGGCCTGTCTCCAGCATACTTTTCCGGTAGCGCTTGTTGACGGTTTCCCAGGCTTTGGTGGAGGCGGTGCGGTACGCCTGATCGTAGGTGCGCCAATCCTTGCTAAAGCGGTCATAGATCGGGGCGAAGTTCTTCATCGCCTCCGCGCTGATTGTCACCGGAATTTGATGGGCTTCGTCCGGGTAGGCGGTCATATTCGACACCCGCCACGTCCCGTTATCGTCGCGCCACATGCCGGCAGAAGCTCGCTCGTCCGTGGTGTACAACTGCGTGGGGATGCCGCTCGTGGAGCCGACCGTGCTCTTATCGTAGAGCGTTTCACCGTTCGGGCCCTTCCTCCCGTCCTGCCGCTTGGTGTAGACGGTGTGCCCCATTGTCGGGTCGAGCATATCGGCGAGCCGCTCCATGAAGTGCGGTTCTTCCTCGATCCCGTCCTCGAACAGGCCGCGCCCGGACATCGGCCCGGCGTTGATGTTCAGGAGCTGCTCGACGAGGTTTCCCTTGTCATCCGGCTGCATGACCGGGAGCTGAATATTTGTCTCGTGGAACAGCTCGTCGACGATGTCCGCGAGCTGGGGGTGAGAAAGGAGGCGCTGAAGCGATTGGACATAAGCGCCCTGCTTCATGCCCGCGAGCCCCGCGGGGCTCTTTGGGTCGATGCCGAAGACCTGCACGTTGGCCGGGTCGATACCGTACATCCAGCCGGATACTCGCGCCTGTCCGTAGCCGCCCGTTCCTTCCGGGGTTTCCACCATCCCGGTTTGAACGTTGAGCTTCGAGTACTCGCCCATGATGTCTTTCCCCGAGGGGTTCAGGATCGAGTTGATGAAGTCCTGCGCGTTGCGGCGCTTGCCGCCCGGGACAGACCAGTCGATGCCCCAGGCCGTCTTATGTGGCCGGACGGAGATATTCATAAAGCGGCTGGCGTTGCCGATCTCGCTCGCGGTATCCAGGGCGCTGTTGCCGTAATCGCCCCACTCTCCGGTCATCTGGTTGACGAGCCCGCCGCCCGGTTCGTCGTCGCCGTCGCCGTCATCGCCCAGCGCGAAAGACATCGGGATCGAAGCCCCGCGAGCCAGGCGTTCTGCTTTACGGTGGTCTTCAATCCCGTAGGCCGCGTTCGCGTTGGCCCAGATCGTAAAGTTGTTTTTGAAGTCTGAGCCGGGCTTATAGAGGTGGATGGTGTCAAACATCTGCTGCCACCCGGCGTTGATTTCATCGGCGGGCAGGTTGGAAGCCTGACGGAAAATCATCGGAGCCCGCTGCTTGACAATCCGCTCGCCGTTCTGATCCAGCCTGAAGGAGTTGTCGGGGTTCCGTTCGTACACTGCCTCGCCGTAGATCGGTTTGGCAATCGAGTTGAGAAGGCCGGGGAGCTCTGTCGTGGTCAGCCAGTTCATCGCATCGCCGACCGTAGACTGTTGGAACGCGGTTGGGAAGAGCTCCGCGGTAGTGGGGCCACCCAGCGGCGGAGCGACGTGCGCCGCGGATTTCAAATCAATCGGCTGGGAGAGGACATCCAGGTACGCGGCCCGGTTGCGGGCGAAGTACTCCTCGTACTCCATTGGGCCTTTATAGGCTTGGCCGTAGGTGCGAGCCTGATTGTAGGTGCTGTTCGGGTCGTAGGAGCGTTTGTATGCTTCGTGCGCGGCCTCGAACTTCTTGCGAACCTCACGCGCCACGAAGTTCTGCATCGCGGTTGTGGTTGGCCGGGTCGCCTTCTGGATCTCGCGCAGGGTGTACGCCAAAACGCCGTACTCCTGGTCGAAGTCGGCCCTGTCGAACTGGTCATCTCTCCAATCGCGTTCAGTCATCGCCCTCTCCCTAAAAAGGGGTGCAACGCGGGAGGCGGCGCGTCACACCCCTTTATTTCATTGGAATACGTCCTCATGCTGGGAAGCGATGAGCTTCTCCTTCTCGTCCAGGGCCTCTCTTACCCAAACCTGGAAGTACTTCCGGTAAAATGCGGGCTCTTCGATCAGAGACGAGAACAACGGTCGGTCGGTACGAACAGCGGCGATGGTCAGCTCTACAAGCCGGAGGAGAACAAGGTCGTGGAACTCATTCACCAATATCGCGTCCTTGACGTACTCCTCCATCTCCGCCAGATCTATTCCGTCTCGTCCGTATCGGAGGGGATCGGAGAGCTCGAAGAACCCTCCGGGTTCTTTAGACCTTTTGGGCGCTGTGGTCCCCAGCCGGGAACGTGATCAGCAATCGCGCCCCAGATCTCCATCACCATCGCGTGCGGCATCTTGCGGAGAACCGCCTCAATCTGCTCGACCTTCGCGTCGGGCTTCAGGATCGGGTCGCCGTTGGCCTTCGAGATGGTCGTGCCGCCGAAGCACAGGGCGATTTCCCGGTAAGCGATTTCGGTATAGGTCGGGGGAAACTCGCGCCGGGTTCCGGTCGCGTCGACTTCCACCCGGTTCTGCACCAGGAATTTCGACATCGCCAGCTCGTCGCCGGAGGTTGGGGGCTTGATCTTCCAGACCCATTCCGGTTCTTTCTCGAAGTGGTATTCCACCGCGTCGATAATTGCGTACTTGCCAAAGTCAAAGTCAGACATTTCTTAGCCTCCAGGTTGGTTTTTGGGGAGTTTCCATCGCTGGAAACTCCCCGGGATTTCTAGTACTGCGCAGCGTGTTTGTTGACGAGGGTGAACTTGATCGGCAGGGTCGCGTCCGCCAGGAACACACCCGTCACGTTCATGATCACCTGCGAGCCAGCCCGCAGACCGACAGGCTGGGCGCTCCAGGCCACGTTGCCAGCGCCAGCCGCGCCGCCGTTGCCCTCGATCTTGAGCGAGTAGGGGGTCGTGTCTTCGATGATGGCCGCGGTCTTGAACTCGATGTCGAAGTTGGCCTGTTTGAGGATTTCCGCGCTCCAGGCGTTCGCGTAAGCGAGGCCGTCATACATCACGGCGTTGTACAGGTTGGCATCCTGCACCTTGATCGCGAGCTGGAGAATGAAAGCGCGGGAGACGATGTCGAAGTCATCGGGCGAGTAGGAGCCGACCACCCACTGCTCTTCCAGCGGGATCGCCATCGTGCTCATAAAGGAGCCGCCCAGGACTTTCATGTTCACGCCGGAGGGCATTTCGATTTTCGAGACGGGGGTGATGAACGGCGGGCTCTGGTCGACATCGGCCTGTGCGCCCCAGGCGGAAGCATCCGCGACAGGGGTCGGGGTTCCGCCGACGAAACCGAGCTGGCCGCGGACGAAGTTCGCGCCGCGCCACTGGAGGCCCATCGCGGTGAAGCGGCAGGCCGGGATTTCCTCACCCCACATCTTCGCCGGGGCGAAGCGGGCGGTGTAGTAGGGAGCGGAGAACTGATCCGTGCCGAGGGTGAAGACGTGGGTTTTCGCTTCGGTCGCGCCTGTCGGAGCCGCGGAGTTTCCGGTCGCGCCCATGAGCATCATGCCCAGGCTGTCAGGCCGGGGGATGAACTCCAGCGCACCGCCGCCCGTCACGCCGACTTTCACGACATCACGGAGCATCGCCCCGCCGCCGACTTCCATATCCAGCGGGAGGGTCATGTTCTGCACGCCAGCCGTGCCGCGAGAGAAGAGCACGTACTTGAAGCCCGTGGTCGCGGGGGTGGCTTTATCAGCTTGTTTGGCAAAGCCCAATACAGATTTTTCAGAAGCAGCCATTTTCTATTCCTCTCAGCAACTACTGTTGCTCAATGAGCTGTGTGGTCAGCACTTCAAATTTGACTTTGATGAAAAAGTCGTAGGCATCCGGGGGGCCGCCAGCCTGAACCATTTCGGAGAGCAGGTCATCCGAGAAGGGGCCCATGACCACCATCTCGCCCGCGCTCCCAACGTCCGCGAACCTCATGCACATGAGGGATTTTTCAACTCGACTACGAACGGTCGATGCAATACGGCGGGCGTTCTCCAGGTCTTCGCGTGTCCCTTCCAGAAGCACACGGACTTTCACGGTAAAGCGGCGTTTCCAGGTGATAGAGCCGCCAATCTCGATCTCTTCGATCTTGTCCTGCCAGGCATCCGTCCCGACGCTGATCCCAGAGCCCTTGATCTCCTGATCCGGGTCGTTCTCGTACAGCTCGACGGAGATGCGAGCGGCATCCGGGTCGGGGTCGCCCTGGAGCGGGCCCATCTTGATTGCGCCCGGGACAGCGTCGTCACTGTTTCCAGCGCTGGAAACTAGGTCACGTTCCAGGCGGTTTTTTACATAGTCCATAATCGACTTGTGGATCATTTCAGCCTCCCAGCGCGGTAGAGCGAGATCACGCCGCCCGGGATGCGCTGGGCGATCTTGGCGTAGTATTCGCCCCACAGGTTATCGACTTCCGGCTCCAACGGGTTATCTGTCCGCTCACCTACAGGCTTGAAGCGGTCGAGCGCGGCCTGACGCTGGCGCATCTGGCCGTTCACCTTTGCTTTGACGTACAGGCGCACGAGCTCGATGTCGGCATCGGGCACGGTAAAAACGAACTCGCGGTCGTTCACCGTCCCGGGAACCGGGTGAGAAGCGAGGTAGGTGAGGAAGACACCCTCACCCAGAGGGGGCCCTGAAAGGTACAGGGAGCCCCCCTGGATGAAGTAGTAGAGGCTTGACCTGCGGTACTTTACCCCTGGCCGATCCAGCCGTCTCTCCAGAAACGTGTCCAGTGGACTTTCGACCTGAATATCCTCAATGTAGTCGAGTGGTAGGGGATAGCGTCCCTCGATAAGGGTCAATCCCAAACGGTCTACTCTTCGCGGGAACCAGATCGAATAGTCTCTCACCGCGTCTTTGGTGAAGACAAACAGCGTGTCATCACCCCAACGCGGCTTGGCGGAGGTGTCTTGAAGATCAGCGCGGATGTCAGTCAGGAGTGAAGCCCAGGTTTCCATGACTACCCTTAGTTGGTCGAGCCAGCGGTGAGGTGCATTTCGTAGTATTCCGGTCGGAACTGCTGGAACTTGAACATCCCACGCCAGCCGATGCGGTTGACCATCATCAGGTCATCGAACTTCGGAGGCAAGATCGGGGTCGGGCGTTCGGCAACACCGAAGACGACCGAGGGCCCGCCCATGAACAGCGAAGCGTGCAGGGTAACGCCCTTCGTGAAGTAGTCGCCCGTGGCGTGTTCCTTCAGGAGCGGCTTGTCCAGGGAGATCTGCGTGCCGCTGATCGCAACGATGCGGCGGGTTTCCTGCGTACCGTCGCTCTCCTTCGGAGCCAGCCCAGCGCCAGCACCCGGGGCGGTCGCGCTGTGGATGGTGATGTAGTCGCCCACGACGAAGCCAGTGGCGGCGGCGACATTGACGTAGCGCTTGGCGGAAGGATCGCGGCCAACCGAGTAGATGGTGTCCACGGTGGCGGCAGCGCCTTCGCCCTTCAGGGCCGCGCCGTTCAGCGTGGTCTGCTGGGTGACGGAGCCGTAGTTGCGGAGCACGAGGCGGTTGGTGCGAACGAAGCGCACGCCGTTCCAGGTTCCGACCTCCCCGTTGAACTTGCGGGAAGCGCCCGCGTACTGCTGGACTTCCAGCCAGTTCGAGCCGGCGGCGGTGCGGATGTCATGGATCACGCGGGGGGTGGTGACGCAGACAATCGACTGTGGATTGTCGTCGACGGTCACAACACCGGGGATCTCATGCTCTTCGAGGTGCGTGCGGGCCAGCTCCGCCAGGTCGGGGTTGAACAGATCCGAGGCAGTGATGGCGGCGCGGTTGGCGCGAGTGCCGCCAGCGTACACCGGGTAGGGGTGCGCGAGGAAGGCGTTGCGGGCCAGGATGTCGAGGGTGTCGACCAGGTTCTGGCCGATCTTTTCGCGCACGAGGCCGCGGATGTCGCCGTTGTTGATATAGGTGGTGATCTCGCTATAATCGGAGAACTTCAGGATGTCACCGTGCACTTCGAGCTGGATCGTCTGCGAGCGGCTGTCCAGGTGAGCGCCGGAGAGCCACAGATCCTTCTCCGTGATGGTGTTCCAGTTGGGTTCGGTGTCATAAACTTCGGTGAAGTTCATGATCCCGGTCTGTTTGGCGGCGAAGTCTTCTTTCATGATGGTGTAGGGAACCATGATCGACTTCGTGCGCAGCGTTTCCATCAGCAGACCTTCGTAGTACGTCCGCTGCCAGGCGGGGATGGAGGATTGCCACAGCATCCCATTGACGAGATTGGTCGTGTCTTGAGCCATTTCGATTTACCTCTTATTTGGAGTGTTTCTGCTCCAGCCAACCCCAGTAGTGATCCATCGCTGTCTGCCGCTCCCGCGTGCCCAGGCCAAAAGAGTTGATGTGGCTTTCCCATTCGCCTTCACTGGCCGGAAGTGCGGCCTTGACGTTTCCAGCGCTGGAAAGTGGCGGCGTTACCCCCGCCAGGAGATCCTTCTCTCGTTTCTGGACCAGTTCGTCTGCAAAACCCGCGAAGTCCTGGAGGACGACCTTGAGGGCTTCTTTGTCCGACATTGAGGGGAGACGGTTAGCGATCTTGAGGAGTTCAGGCCGTCCCAGCTCGTTGATGACTTCGACCTTCAGGGCCAATCCCTGTAATTCGGCGAGTTTGGCTTCGAGCGCGATCTTTTCCTGTGTGGTCTGCTGTAGCAGTTTGTCGCGTTCGCCGACCGAGGCGCTTTTCTCTGCATCCTTCACGACCAGTTGCGAACGAAGTTGCTCCTGTTCGGAGGTCTTCGACGTAAGTTGTTCGGTCAGGGTGCGGTTCGCGAGGGTCAGCTCTTCCACTTTCTTGACGAGGCCCTTGTAGCGGGCTTCCCAATCGGTTGAAGAAGCGGTCTGCTGGGGAGGAACCTGTGCGGCTTGCTCCGCAGGGACGTGCATTTCTTCGGTCATTTCTTGCTCCTTACGGCTTTAGAATGGTTGTCGGCCCAAAGTACCGTTGCTATCAATGCCGGACTAGGGCCGCAAGATCGGTAACGACCGAGGAGAGGCCAGCCAAGACCTTCTCCAGGTCGATGATCTTCTTTTCAATCCGCGACATCCGATCATCGGAAGGCGGGGGCGGAGGGGGCGGTGCAACCACGACGGGTTTCGGCCACAGGTGCGGCAGGTCACGGCGGCAGTGTTCCCACGACCAGTAGGAGACGAGCTCGATCTTGTAGCTCTCGCATACCTTCTCGAAGCCCTCGATCTCCGCCAGGGTCGGAGCCCAGCCGTTTTCCTTCCAGGCCGGGGCCGCAGGCATCAGCGGCAGGGTCGACATCGAGCGGAAGCGCTCAATCGAAGCCTGGGTCTGCTGGCTGGCATTGTGCGCCTGGAGCCAGTACACCTGGGGCATATTGATGTCGCAGTACTTGAAGAAAACCGCCCACGGAAATTCCGGGTGATAGTGGGGATAGCGGTAGGAGGAAAAGGCAATCGTCACGTCCTGGTTATTGGCTTTGAGCCGCGAGAGATAGGTTTCAGCGCGAGCGCCCCAACCTGCCTTCTTGAACTCCATTTCAGCGTCGACGATGTATCCATCCAGCCCCAGCTCCTTGATGCGAGCGGTGGCAATATCGGCCTCACCCGTTGGGTTGTTACCATAGATGTACTGCCAGCCCCAGACGCGGACACCGACCGCCTTGAGCGCGGCCACCACAGCCGGGACTTTGTCAACCTTGCTGTAAACACCGAACTTGATCGGGCCATCGGCGACCTTTACAAACACATCGGTCAGGCCAGCTTTGACCGCTTCTCCAGCGATCAAGAGCGGATCACCTCCTTCGCAGTTTGGGATATTCCAGATCCAGAAGGCTTTTCTCATGCTTTGTATTCCTCTCCCCGCCAGTGGGCGACTTTCCAGCGATGGAAACTGCGGCTGGCAGAGCCAGCCGTTGACCAATCGAAGGGGATCGCCTCAATGTTGAGGGTGTTTTCCGTCACCTCCGCTAACACGATGCCCTGCTGCCAGTTGGGGCGCGGCATGTATTCAGGGTCTAAACGACACAGACAGAAACATTCCTGTCCAATGACGATCCCGTTGCGCGTCTGCGCGTACACGGTTCCGCCGCGGTGCGTGTGCCCCGTCATCACGCTGATCGCGTAGCGGTCGGCTTCCAGCTCCGCCCGGGCAGATCCCGCGGCGAAGTTGCGGACGTACCGACCGTGGCGGATCGCCAGCTTTCCAAAGAGCTCGATTTCGCAGTGGTCGTACTCGCGCTCATTCCACTCAATCCCAAGCTCTGCGAAGCCCAAGAGGTTTTCCAGCTTCAAGGCTTCCAGGCCCCCAAGCTCCGGGTGCGCCCAAAGGTAGCGGCGGAGCCTGTCTTCGTGGTTGCCGGGGATGTAGCGCTTCTTCGCGTTCGGCGCGGCCTCTGCCCACTCGCGCTGTCCTGCTTTCCACTGGTCGATTTCTCTCTGCAAATCAACTTTTACCCGGTCGGGGTTCTTATCAAAACTGGAGAGCGAATAGAAATCCATACCGTCAGACCCCACGACCAGAAGGTCGGGGTCGTAATCCTGGACGATCATCATCGCGATCTCGCGGGCCTGATCGTCCTGGAAGGGGAAGTGCTCGTCGGTCGGGAAAGCGATTTTCACTTTTTCTTTCCCTTCTTCGGTGGCGGAGGAACCTGCTTTCCGGGCTTCTTCTTTCGGCGCATCACCTCCTCGCGTTCCTCCTCGTTGTGCATCATTTCGGGGTCGCGCTTGCGGTTGCTCTGCAACCGATTACTCTTTGCCATCTTGTTCCTCTTTTTTGGCTTTGGATTTCTCTTCGTCTTTGGGTTTACCGGGCTGTACGCCAGCTTCGGCGGCGGCTTTGGCTTTCATATCCATCTGCGCCTTGCTCATGGCGTTCTGGTAGAACTCCGTGGTGTTGAGCATGGCCTTGATCTTTTCCACTTCACCGGGCCCGCGGCCCAGGATCTTCTGAGCTGTCTCCAGAGAAATGCCTGCCGGCGATGTGGCGAGGAGCTTGACAACTTCGTCCACGGTGGCCTGGTGGTCACGCGGCAGGACGGAGCCGTAGCGCGGGAGGATTAAACCCTCTTCGAGGCGCTGGACGGCACGGATGGGCGCTTCACTGACGCGCTTCTGCTTGAGGATCGCGGCGGTCATCTGCATCATCGAGCGGAGGCCGTTGGTCATGTACGCCCGCGAGCGGTGAATGGCCTTGACCATCGCCCACATGCGGATCTCCAGGGTATCCCCGGAGCGCTGGCCGCCGCCGTTGTCCTGGCCGAAGGCGATAGGCGGGAGGAAAGACGAGGTGCGCGTCCAATCGTAGAGGAAGTTCACGAAGGTAAAGACTTCCGCGGGAACCGGGTTCTTGATCTCCAGTACGCCGACTTCGGGCGCTGGCATCGTGCCGATGGAGCGGCCCAGGTCCCAAAAGGCATTGGGGCCCAGCGGGAAGTTATCCACCTTGAAGGCGCGGGGGAGGTTGATGCCCCAGCGGGTCGGGTGCGCGTTGTAGTTGATCGCCTCGCCGATGTCGGCGATGCGAGCGTTCAGCTCGTTCTGCGGGGGGATCAAATCGGGGGTCAAGGCATCGCCCCACCAGTTATCGGTGCGGATGCGCGGGATGTAGACAAAGGGCACAAAGCCCCAGGGGTTCACGCCGGAGTAAGCAGAGATTTCCTTGCCGTCGATGATGTTCGAGTAAGCGAGGGTTGACCAGTGTTCGACCCGCTGGATACGTTCCTTATCGCCGTCATAGCCGTAGCGAGCGCGAGCCTGTTCTTTGGTCATCTCCGTAACGATCCAGGCTTCCAGGATTTTGTCTTCTTCGTCCGGGTCCCAGACCGGGTAGAAGCCTTCCAGGGGAAGCTTGTTCCAGCGGATCAGGTCGCCCGTCTTCATGATCGGCGTGACCTTGAAAACCGAACCGCCGTAGACTTCCCGGTCGAGCGCGGCTTCCCAGAGCTTCGCGTTCAGGTTCGAGCGGCGGGCGATATTCTTGAGCAGCTTGATCGCTTCCAGCGTGGCGCTGTCCGCGGCTTCGTCCGCGCCCGTTTCCCAGGTGAGGATGTCCTCTTCGTATTCGCCGAAAAGCGCGTCGGCCTGTGCCTGGCAGATCATCCGCACGAGGTTGAGCCCAGCCGGGTACATGAGCGGCGCGTCGTCGGTCGGGACTTCCATCGGGATCTTTTCCCCGAAGACTTCGCCGTTGTAGTACTGGCGGTACTCCTCGACACGCGCTTGCATCTCTTCCCACGCGCCGCGGGAGAGCTGTGATGTCTTGCCCAAATCAGACCATTGAGGGATCGGAAACATTATTTCTTCCGCTTCAATTCACGAATAAAATCGCCCATCAACTGCGCCACGATCACGCCGAAGAAATACACGGAGACGCTGATGAAAGTCACGCCGACCCCGAAAAAGATGTCTGCCAGATATTGCCCGAAACTGTCCACTTGTCACCTCGACTTTCCAGCGCGCCCCTCGCCCGCCATTGTCTGTGTTTCCAGCGATGGAAACTCCGGGCGAGGGGCGGAAACAAAAAAAGGGCTGAACTTTTCAGTTCAGCCCTCCGGTTATCCGGTCGGGAACTTGACCTTTTTCCTGCACCGAAACCCATGTAGTTTCATGTCGATTTCGGCGAAGGCCGGCTGTCCGCAGTGGACAGTTAGGATGTCAATGTATTGCGTGCCATCCCGGATGAAGCTGAGGAGATCTACCTCGGCCTGGGTGAGCTCGTAGTCGATCCACTTGGCGTTGTCGTCGACCTGCACTCCAAAGAGCTCGCCGTAATAAACTTCCTTGATTGCTTCGAGTAGCTGGTATTCCGGGGCGGAAATTAGATCTGGGGTGTATTTTAGCATATTTGGCTCCCTTTGTCAATAGATCGTTACCCTGTAATTTTCTCATGCCATGCGTTAGCCATCCCAACGCAATCGAGGCACTCGTGGCCTTCCTGATGGATCTCTTCACAGAAGCGCGCAGGGTCTTTGGGGTGGGGGATCGGCTGATAGGTGATCTTGCACAGCTCGCGCTCGCCGTTCTTGCGCTTTGGATCTGCCGCGATCTGCCGGAAGATACAGTACGTGCAGTTGAGTAAATGGGCTTTCACTCGTCCGACCCGGTGTAGTAGGACACGCAATCTTCGGCCTGTTCAGGCTGCTCAATCAGTTTCCGGCGCAGGAAACATACAAGCACTTCAACCTCTTCTCCGTTCTCTTCGTAGGTGTGGTGAACGCAGTTCAGGCAGTTCTTGGCTTTTGGCGTGGTCGGCCAGTTGTGGAAATTCTTCATCTTCGTCTCCTGATCCCCGCCGTGCGCTGGCGGGTGTTGTAGGCGTTACCGCGAGCGGGAGGGGTAAAGGACGGAGCGACCTCCGGGGCATGGCGCTCCAGAAATGCGAGCTGGGCCAGGGTCATCACGATGTCCTGGGGGATCTTCTTATCGTTCTCGCGGGAGTAAGTTGTCATCTGGCGCTGGATGCCGCGGATCGCCGGCCACTTCATCTCGTGGTTGGTCACGGCCTGGGAGAGGGAATTGAGCATCGCCTCTTT